GACCGCGCCGCCGCAGCCCTCTCCAGGCACTTGAATGAATCCACGTAGAGCCGGACGCCATTGACACGGATCGTCACTTCCCACATCCGCCACCGCTGGCTCCACTCCACCCCCGGCACCCCGCTCTTGCTCCGGCTGGACGCGCCTTTGTTGCGCCCGTTCTGCTCTTTCGTGGCTTCGCGCAGGTTCCCACGCCTGTTGTTGAGGCCGTGGCCGTCTCTGTGATCGACAACAAGGGCCGGATCAGTACAATTCATCACGAAACGATGCAGCCCCACGGTGCCATCGTAGACGGTCGTATGCGCGTACCTCTTCCCGCTTGGCGTCACCGTCAACGACCAGTACCGGGCCGCGCAACGGTCGTAATCCTCGTCATCCACCACGGCAAAGAGGCCAGTGTCCCGGCCTACCGGAACCAGCTTGTAATGAGGATCGAGCATCGCCATGCCCTGTACGATCAGAGTACCCATACCACGATTTTATCCGCTTGTGGGTATAGTTCCCACGCCTTCCTGTTTACCTTCTGCATCCACCCTCGCTCTTTGGCGCATACCATGAGCGCGACGACGGGCAGACCCGCCCACTCTTCCGCCGCATGTTCAGGGCAGATGGTGTTTCGCAGATGGTCAGGTTGCTCAAACGGCTTGCCGTCCACCCGGCAGTTCGTCACAATCATCTTCCGCATCCCTTCCGGCACGATGGAGGCCGGGGCCGCTTCGTCAGGGCCAGCAGATCATCACACAGGTCTTGCGCCTCGCTGATAGTCAGCGCATCGTCCGACTCCCAGGTGAAGGTTCCATCCGGCATCCGCGCCAGCAGCAGCAGGTGACTCACATACCCCTCTTGCATCGCCTCAATCACCGAGGCTTGGCACACATGCTTGAGGCCATCGGTCGCCATCTCAGTTTGGAACCACTTTCGGGCCGTCTTCGTGCTTGTCCGCGTCGTAGACCTTCACCACTTGCAGCACATTGCCGTTTTCGTCCACTGGCAGCGCGATCACGCAACTCACCAGCACCCGCCCAGGTGTATGCTCCACCCCGCCGCGCCGGACGCCGCCAATCAGCCCCGGTTCCTTCAATTCCGCCACAAACCCGAAGATCGACGCTTCCGGCAGGGCCACAACAAGCTTGTCACCCCTGCTCAACGTGTTCCCAATGCGATCCTTCATCATGCCTCCATTATGCCGTCATCTTTTTCGTCCTACCTCAATCCTGCCACCGGATTCGATAAGTTCATAACCCTCCCGCGACAGTCCACAAAGACCTTCGTAAAATTCCTTTAACCCCGGATCATCCTCGAAAGCTTTTGCCAATGCCTCACGCTGTGACTCGCTCATCTTCGACTCATCGTGGACACGCAACACTGTCTCAAATCCACCCTCTTGCTCACGCAGCCGCCGCCGTTCACCCTTCAATCTCGCCTTACTTCCCATTTATGCCTCCATCATGCCGTCTTGCCCTCTCCAGTGGAGAAAGCTCACGCTCACGCTCACGCTTCCAGTATGCATCAGCCGCCACAGGGTCATACTCGGTCGGTGTTGGAGCCATCCCTACACATGCTCTCGCCTGGAGCCGCGCAATCTCATCCTCCCTACCCCCACGCCACTCGCGCCAGTTGCGATGTGGCCCCCTCACCTTTTGCCAGTGTTCGCGACGTAACTCCCGACCGCGTTGCTCTGAAGCGTAGACCTCTGCATCGGGAACCGGACGTTGTGGTGAGACACGCTCAGAGAACCTTTCCCGCCGCGCAATAGCGCGGGATGTTTTTGTTTGTTTTTCAATCTTTGGTAGTTGCTTTACGGGGGCATTCTTGCCCCCCACTACGGGCATCGGATGAGACAGAAAAAAGTCATCGTCAAGGATGGGGAGAAAGTAGATACTAGTGTGGTTGGAGCGATATGCATACTTGCGAAGAGTCGTCACGACGACACCTTTGGCTTCGAGTCGCCGGAGCCGTCGCCGGATCGTCGTCACGTCTACCCCGTCCATCTCAGCCAAACGCGGAACCGAGGGGAAACAGGTGCGCGTCTGGAGGTTCATTAGCTCCATCAAGTCAAGGTAGGTAGCCAGATCGCCACGGAGACGGATATACCGCTTCGTGCGGATCGGGAGCATAACGAACCGCCCCCCTAGCCCTTGCGGACGGCCTTTATTCACATGATTTTGAGGATTCTCACAGTTGACTTGACGGCATGATGCTGCTATGGTTTGTGAAGGCACGAAAGACTCCTGTTCCATGCGCTGCTAACGCATAGGGGTTGATTAGTTAGGGCTGTATAGGTTGATGTGAATGTAATTCGAGAGGGTTAGGGGGTTCCGCCCCGGCTCTCTACAGGTGGAAGGTTGAGCGGTTTGAGGGAGCTTCGCAGGGTTTAGGCCCACGAAGAGAACTCAGACCGCTTTTACTTTGCGCGGTATCAAGCCAGTCAACCGGACGCAATCCGCACTCAATCGGCGGATGATTTCTAAACTTGTTTTGGCGTGTTGTATTGCTGGACTTCACAGAGCATTCTCCTCAAACACACTTGAGGGCCAGTGGGGGTAGGTGTGTCTACCCCCACCAACGCGCCGGGGATCAGCCGACGTTCAGCCTCTCAATTTATCGCTTTCACCCTCGCCGGGATATCACGATAGTTCGACTTTATAGCAAAGTTGTTTGTTTTAAACAAATTAACCCTAAAGTAACGGTTTATTGTTTTGGTTCCCCCTCATTCGGGGGATAGGCGTGAAAAAAATCCTTCTCAGGTGATTTTTGTGCTTCCATCGCCTCTCCCCGGCCAAGGATGCGCCTTGAGCATTTGAACGATCTGCGCGAAGGCCATCCGCGAGTGTGTCGGGATGGCCTCAAGCGAACTCAGTTGTAAATGCAAATTGCCATCGAACATCAACACCGAAGTACAGTAGCAGCACACCGTAAAATCGCTAGGCTCCGGCGCGTGATCCTCCGTCATCGCCGTCGCCGCGTCCAGCCTGGTAAAGCACACCGGGCAGAAGCAGAGCGGGAATCGGTAGGTCTTTGGATCACTGTTCCACTTCGTCATCGTCAGGCTCAATATCCGCCTTCGTCGCGAAGACGATGGCGTTGCCGACTATTGGATCATGCCGACCGTGTTGGTAGATGCGCGTGGCCCAGATGTTCAACTCCAGCCCTTCGAGCTTGCCCATTTCGTTGATGACCATGTACTCGCCGTCAACGGTGCGAACCATTTCAATGTAGCCGCCCACAATCGCCTGTAGCTCCGGCAGTGTGAAGTATTTGCCGCCGTTGGGAGGGTGAATCTCTTTCACCCTCCCGTCCGTCTGGTAAAGGTGCGCCATCAATGCTTCTCCTTCTCTTCCAAACGCACCACCCGAATGTCTACGCCGTGGATGGTGTTCAGCAAGGCGGTTACTTGGTCGTACAGGTCTTTGCGAAGGCCCGACATTTCGCTACGCAGCGCGTTCATTCCCACCTGATTCCAGACGACGCCGACGAGCGCGACGATAGTGGGGATTGAAACCGCTAGAAGCAATTGGCTAAACGTAATCTGCCCCACTACTCGCCTCCAGTCTCGGTAGGAGCTACCGCCGTCAGGTCAATCACCAACTCTGTGATGCGGGATGCGCTCTCAAAGCCCGTTCCCTTCAGATGACCGAGGAGAAAGAATAACTCCGACCGTGGATCAGTCCCTTTGGGGAGAAGCGCAGCGGAGGGTTTAGCTTGCGTGGTTGTTGGTGCGGTTGTCTTTGCCAATGGGTTACTCGCTTTCAGGGGTTAATTGTTTATTGTTCTTGGCGATCCGCGACTTGGCCGCAGCCAGGAGCACACGAACGGCCCAGAAGTTGATGGACATTCCCTCTAAATCCGCAGCCTCACGGATCATCCGATTCTCTTCGACAAGAACGCGAACAGTTTGGTTAACATAGCCGGATCGTTTCTTGCTTCTCCGATCAGGACGACTCTTACCAGCTTTTCTCTTCTTTACAGTCTTCTTTACAGTCATAATTGAGTCAGTCTATAGTAGAGTCATGCAGCCGTCCAGCAATATCGAACTCAAACCCTATGAGGCAGGTGAGGTTGTCCACTTCACGGTGCCGTATCTCACGCCGCCGAGCGGGAATCATTACAAACGTCCCTCCAGGTACATCGGCAAAGACGGATTTCTTCATCCCGGCCAGAAAATCACCAAACAAACGAAAGCCTACTATGACGCCGTTGCTATCTTCGCCAGGGGAGCCACCGTCGCACCCGCGACCGACGCCGAGCGGAGGAAAGTGAAGTACGCCGTCACCATCGACGTGTATCTCGGAACCAAGCAGCGCGGGGACGCGGACAATTTTCTGAAGTGTGGGATTGATGCTCTTGTCCATTGCGGAGTGATCCACTCCGATGCCTTTGTCTCAGAGAGCCGCGCTATCGTCCACAAGGACGAGCGCGACAACCCCCGAACAACCTATTACGTGACCAGAGAGGCTTAGACGATGAGGAAGGACGATTTTTCGGGAGTGCAAATGCGCTGCGTGGTTTGCACCAACCCAATCCCGGCAGGACGAAAGTGGGACGCGATCACTTGCAGCAAAGAGTGTACGAAGGCGCGGAGAGACTTCGGTAGATCGAGGATCGACCAGCGGGAGTGTCGTTACTGCCAGCGGCCATCGACGCCGGAGGAGCAGGTAAGATTCAAACGCTGGAGAAAGTGGGAAGCAACCCACGATCCAGACAGCATCGAGGGACGCATGACCAACGAAGAGAAAATCCAACGCGCCTACAAACTCGCCGGGGAGGAGGTTCGCAACTTCCCCCTCCATTGGGTGTATCTCTCCTTCGCCAAGCCCGAAGGCTTCGCCGGATGCGTCTACGTCCAGGCCCACGGACTCATCACCGCGATCATCCGCGCCAACGAGCTAGGCATCAACCCCCACGGTGAAGTTATAGGCGTGGACGTGCCGGATGAGAACCTTGTGCCGGAGGAGTACCGCGACCGTCTTCTGACGAAAGAGGAGCATGATAAATCCGGCATCACGCTCCACTCGCTTGCCGAATTGGATGCAGAGGCCGCAGCCAAAGCCGATAATGGCTTGGGAAATATCCCCAATGCCGGGAAAGAGGACTCCAAATGATTGCCGCGATGATAAACGTAGACGAGCTACAGCAGTCCATCCTCTTCGTCGTGATCGAGCGCGACAACCTTGACCGGATGAAGAAGGCCGACCCCGCAACCCTCGAATCCGTAATGAAGGGTGGAATCCTCGCCCCGCCCCGCTGGTACATGAATTTCAGCGTCCTGATTGCCTATGAGGAAGACGACGCCGAACTCTACCGCCGCGTCAACGAGAGCAACGGGCTAGAACTGTTGCAATGGCTGGAGCGGGGCCGCAAGTTCATCAAGGGTCTCGACGGCAAAGAGAACGCCTTCAGCATCCGCAAGGAGCCGACCAATGAACGAGGTTGAAGCCCTTCGAGCCGCGATGAAGGCCGACCCCAGAGGAGCCGCGCTGTTGCAAAAGATGGCGCGGGAGGGGAAGCTGCTAGCCCATGACGACAAGCAAGGCGCGATTGACACAGATGACGTGTTGATCGTGATTGCCGCGCTGAATCATGGTGGGATCACAGGCGCAACGCAGAGTATTTGCGAGTGCGGACGCAAAGTCTGGATATCGCCATCGACCCAGGCGATGCTCAAGGAGCGCGGAGCCAAGCCCCACCGAAAACTCTGCATCGCCTGTTTCGTGATTGCGCTGAAAAAAGAGGACGATGAGAAAAAAAGATCGTAATTGCGAGGAGAAGCTTTTCGATGCTACCCTCAAGGCCGGAATCCAGCATCTAGGCCAACCCTCAGAGCCGGATGACCCCAAAGCCTTCCGTCACGTCCTTGTGTGGGATCGACTAGGACGGAGAGGCCAAGCTTGCCGCATCCTGAAACAGAGCGGCCCCCTCGCCCAAATCGAGTTTGAAAAAGACGGCTACGTGACACAGATCAACCGAATGGCGATCAGGCGCAGTTAAGCCATAAGTAAGGCTTAACAATGCGCCGGGTGGAGGCGCGATGCGAAGCAAAGTTCTCCCTGTCCTCTTCGTGATGATGGCTCTATTGCCCATCCTGTCCTGTCGCAGATCAACCCCCCCCGGCCAATCCACCGATCACCATTTCACGATCACTTGCACAACCCCTTGCACCTATGCCGTGGATGTGAAGATCACCAACACCACCCCTTCCACGTTCACCACCTGGTACGTCAACGGGAAGGGAGGATCACGCTACCATGCGACGGACTTCCCACAAGGCCAGTGTGACGGCACATCCCCAGACCCTTATCCCGGCAGTGGCGTGAATCTGCATTGCGCGTTCAACGATGTTCGCTACCTTTGGACAACCGGACACAACTATTGCACCGATCCCTCCCCGACCTCTTCCTGTTGGGCGTGGGTAGGCAAGGGTGGAGACACCTATGTCATCGACTGCACGAACGGAGCGAATTGCAGGGTAGGCCCAAGTGGGCCGAACTCCGGTGACTACTTCGGTCTCCCCGGCAACCCTTACGGCGCAGGTGCGCCCGTCCTCCACTCCGGCACCGCCGCGCAACACACGCGAATACTCGGAGTCAACTACGCTTCGTGTTCCCCGTCGAACTACACCAAAGTCTATGGAGGCTACGCAACCAACTTCATCTTTCAGGTGTCCCTGGGAGCCGCTTATGTTGACTTCGCTTGCTTCGATATGACTGACCACTCTTCATGCGGACGCAACGGGCAGGTGCATCAATGCAACACCAACTACCCGCTGGACGACTACACGATTGCCTGTTTCGGATGGGACAACACCGCGCACGATATCACGCTGACGGATATCGACTGTCACGGAACCGCGTCGGTCGGAATCCTTGGCCCTCCAGGTGACGGGGTGACGATGAAGCGGGTTCGACTATCCGGCAACGCGGGGGCCGGATGGAACATGGACAACGGGACAGGGACGACAGGCTACGGCCATCTCAACCTCATCGACTTTTCGGTTAGCTGGAATGGTTGCGCCGAAGAGTATCCCATCGTTCATCCCCTTCCCTACACCGATTGCGCCGACGACCAGGTTGGAGGCTACGGCGAAGGGATAGGGACGGCCACAACCTCATCGTGTCCGGCAGGGTGGACGATTGTTCATAACGGGGGAACCGTCAACAACAACACGCAGGACGGCGACGACTGGCTCCATGCGAACGGCTGCGGGACGAACGTGACGGTCGAGCACGTTCTCTTCTACGCGAACATGGGCAATCAGGTGAAGTCTGGAGTCACCGAAACCTACATGAACAACATCATCATCAACAACACGTTTGCGATGTGCGATGAAGCGATACCCGGCACACCGAAGGGTTATAACTCGCGACTCACTAGCTGCGGACGCGCCGGAAATGAAGCCTTCATCATCAACGTCAACAAAGGCAGCATAGCCAGAGTCATCGGCAACACGTTTTTCTGTAGCGGGGGGCATCAGGGCGGGGATTGCGGGGGGATCACTTCGGGGTCGTGTACGGACGGCACCTGCGGACTCGACTTCCGCAACAACATCCAGCTTGGCTTTGTCGTCGCGCCGGGGACGGAGCTACCGTCGCGCTTCACCGATTCATCCGGTGCGCCGGGGGGCATCTTCGCCCAGGCCGCATCGAAGATCAGCAACAACGTTTGTACTGGCATGAGAGGCGCGGGGTGTTCTGTCTCGGTTGAAAAAAATTCAATCTTCACCACACCCATGATTAAACAAACAACATGGGCCTTGTGGGGATTCCCAGATGTTCGACTTGGCGGGACGGGGACGGATATCTCCGCTGCGGGTGTAGCCATTGAAGGGATGACGACCAACTTTGCAGGTGCGCCCCGCACGAACCCGCCTTCGATTGGAGCTTACTGATGAGCTTGGAGAACCTTTCGCGGATGATTCGCACCACAAATATCGCGTTCAACCAGACAGACCTCATCATCGACGGGGTACACATCGCGCTCGAAAACATCCCGCAATTTCTCTACGAACTCACCCACCCCAACCCGAAACGATGGTATCGGCTGGAGCGCGTGGGAGACGTGATCGTTGTTCACGTTCGCATGGCAGTAGAAACGGAGGAAAAAAATGGCTACGGCTACCCAATCGCCAGTATCGGCAGCAGCAGAGAAGATTCTGGGGTCGGAAGGTAAGAAACTCCACACCCACGGTATGCACATCCGCAGGACGGCCAACGGCTTCATCGCCAAGCATGAGCTTGGAGACAAGCATGGCCGACCGCCGACAGACGGCCAGCGCAGCGAGAAGGAGTACAACATCGCAACGCCGGAGGAGCTTGCCCAACACGTCCAGGGAGCGATGCAGCCCCTACCGCAGCAGCAGGACGAAGAGACGCCGGGGATGTGATGACGTTTGAAGAGAAGCAAGCGCACCCCTGGAACAGCAAACACGGAGACCTCCAGTGTCCGTTCGTCACGCCACACGGCGACGACGGTTTTTTGAACTGCACATGGAAGGCCGGACACCCGGCAGACCTCCCGCACTCCACCGCGTACAGCGAACGCGACCCAGAGCCGGAGCGCGTCTGGATGCTGGAGAAGGAGTGGCGGGATGCACTTTAACTGGAGAAAGCTTCGCGACCCCTCGCAAGAGAACTTCGATAACAAGCGATGGAGAGCGGAATTGACCGTGTTGGCGCAGGAGGACGAGCAGATACGCGAAGACGGGAGGCGCGTCTGCCAGCACAACCTACTTGCGCTGTGTTGGGTGTTGGGCCAGTGTCTTGTGGACGAACACATTCATCATGACGCCATAGCCTACTTTCTCGAAAAAAATCCAGAGATGGAATTGAACGAGTGGATCAACCTTCATCTGGGAACCAGGCGCGGTTCCCTGCTACTCCCGCGTGGCGTCTTCAAGACCACCATCTGTCTCGCCAACTGTGTCCAGCTAATTACCTGTTGGCCGCTCACCATCGCGATCATGATTATGTGCGGACGCCGCGACCTCGCATGGGACTTCGTTGGGCAGGTAAGCAGCTACTTCTATCGCAAGCACAACCGACCGCCGACGCTATTTCAAGCCCTTTGGCCGGAGCTATGCGTCACGAAGGAGCCGGACAGCGGAGAATTTACGGCCGCTGTCCGACAAACCGAACCCGAAATCATCGAACCCGCGATATGGGGTGAGTCCGTTGAGTCAGGGGTGAGCGGATACCATCCGAATGTGCTTGTGGTGGATGACGTGTCGAACAACCGGAACTCGCAGACCTTCACCGCACGATCCACGATCACCAAAAAATACAAACTTAACCGCAAGGTGCTTAAGCCTGTTGGGATCGAATTGAAGGTGGGAACCATCTACGGCAGCGGCGACCTCTTCACCGATGAAGTCTTGACCTCGCGCCCCGGCACCATCCGCCGCATCATCAAACCCGCGATGACGCTGAAGAGTGGCGAACGCATCGACCCGAACGGCTTCCCCGAAGAAGACGAAGTGACGTTGCACTTCCCTACAATCCTCAGCTACGACTATCTCCGCACCGAGTACGAGAGCGGGTTTGAGAGCTTCCAAACTCAGTACATGCTGGACGAGTACGGAGCCAGCGAAGTCGTGTTCAGCCAGGATCAGATGTTAGCCGCGATGGTCGAGGAGACCGCGCTTCCGCTTGAAGGCGCGACCTACATCCACTGGAGATTCCCCTGCCGGAACAAGGACTGGAAGACGGCGACCGCCGCCGTGGGGACGCTCCACCGCAACCGTTGTTACATCGGGGAAGTGATCGACGGCCACTATAAGCCGAGCGTGTTGGCGCGGAACGTCGTCACCCTTGCGCGGAAACACTCGCTCCATCGAATCTCCATCGAAGACTCACCGGGAGCGCGGTTGATGCAACCCGCGATCCAAAACTATGCGCTCACAACCGGATGGGATATCGGGATCGACTGGAACATCTTCGATGAAGACACCGGGGAGCGAGACCTTCGCATCCGCAACATCGAATCGGTACTTGCGACCGGGCGACTGCTTTTCAACGGAGGCATGAAGCAGCTACGCGCCCTCATGCTCCAGACCACACAGTACGGCATGATTCCAGAGAACGGCATCCCCGACTGCATAGCGCGTGTTGCCGACAACCTTCCGCAGTCCATCGCCGCCGATGACCTTGACGACGAGACCTCAGCGTGGAGAGCCGCCGCCGAGACCGACCATTTCAATATGGTCTACAATCGAGGCCCATATGCGCGACCGGAGCCGGAGCCGGAGGAGGTTGTGGACGAGGAGCCGGAGCCGGGGACGGAACCATTCAACGAGCTTGGCCTTGAGAACATCCTTGGAGGTTTGAATGGCTGAAATGCAACTGTGCGACACGACGATGACGCCCCGCCATCCCAGAACAGATTGCGGATGCCCCACCTACCCCGATAACCTTGGCCCATGCGCGGAGTTTGAAGAAGGGTCAAATGGTCGATGCATGTATTGCGATCACATCTTTAGTTGCCATCATGGGTGAAGCGTAAGTAAAGCGAAACTCACAAGTTGATGGTTTGCCAGTAACGAAAACTAGGGTTACTATTCGGGCTTACTGGTTGTCCGAGAACGACGCTCCTAACTCCCTGAGCGTTCAACGATTGCGGAAGTGGCCGGAAACACCGACCCGAACCCCCTAAAAAGAGCAGTCCTGTTACGGGTGTGTTAATGGCGACGGCTGCGCTAGTTGCGGACAGTAATTGGTCTCAACCCGTCTACGGGCGAGACGTGACGACCCCGGCAGACCCGGCGATTCCAGCGAAGTACACCGACGAAGCCGTACTCTCCATCGTCGTCCAGGACTTCTTACGCGCTAGCGCGTGGCTGAATGATCGACGTTGGCCGCTCCAGTGGAACTCCACCGATATCCTCTACCAATCGCCGCAAACGCTATCGACCTTTGAAGGATCGAGCGTCACCCGCGCCAACGTCTCCCGCTTCTCAGTTGCCAAGCAGGTTAACTCACTCGCCCCCGCCATATCGGGGGCGATTTTTTCTGACCCGACCCCGTTTGAAATCCGGCCCCGGCCCAACACCAAGCAGGACACTGTACGAGCGTGGAAAGAACTCGTCACCGAGCTACTGGATGAGATTCACTTCAAGCAGGAATTGAGCTATGGGATTCAGGGGATGGTCAACCAGGGGACGGTCATCTTCAAGCTTGGATGGGAGACCGTTACCACCGTCGAGACGCACTACTACCGCAAGAAAGCCCCGCCGCAAGTGGATATGCCGTTGGGCAACAAGATCACGATTTTCACCGAAGAGTCCGACGAGTTTGAAGCCGTGGACGTGGAGGTTACGCACAATAGGCCAGTCTTTGAAAAGATCAATCTGGGTGAGGTTTTCATCGACCCGACCTGGGCCAGCCCTAACCAACTTTGGAAGGCCAAATGGATCATCCACGAAAAATATCTAACCTACGACGACCTCACCAAACTCCGCGAGAATCCCGACTACGATATCCCATCGGACGACATACTCCGCGCCATGTTCATGCCGGAGACGACGGAGCAAACCGAAGGGATCGAGGCGACCGAGCGCAGCCTAGGCGCAAACCTCAGCGTCCATCACGCCGCGTACCGTGACGAGGACTACAGCGAAGACCCACTCCTCAAGCCGATGCAGGTTTTGGAATGGTTCAGCAAGACCGATTGCCGCGTAGTGCTCCAGAAAAAATGTGTCATCCGCAACAACAAACACAAGATGCCGGAGAAGCCCTTTCTCTCCGCGAACTATTGGGATATGGACAACGCCGGGTACGGGATGGGCGTGGGACGTATCGCCGGAGCCGACCAGCGCGTAGAACAAGGCGTCATCAACGCGCTCCTCGATATCCTCGCCTTCGCCGTCCAGCCGGAGTATGCCGTAGCCAGGGGAGCCAACATCCCCACACAAGACCAGCGGAGGCGTCTGGGGGGCATCCGGTTGGTGGACGGCCCCGACGCTACCAAGGCCATCGCCCTCGTCCCGCAGCCCGTACTCCCGCCCGATGGCTGGAGAGCGATTCAAGCCGTCGTTATGTCCTCAGAAGGCGCGACCGGAGCGGATCAGGCCAGCGTCCAGGGATCAGTACCGGGACGCGGATCGAGCATCGTTCGCAGTGGCACCGGAGCCGGACTGGTAGGCCAAGCGTCGAACACCCGCCTTCAGTCTCCCGTTGACCGCGTGATCGACGGGGTGTTCCTTCCCTTCCTCGCCTTCCTCTACCACATGGTCAGGGAGCGGATGCCGATATCCGAAATCCGCGATGTGCTTGCCGACCGCACAGGCGACCTCGTTGTGGACTTCCAAGACTTCATGGAGAGCGTCGTCAAATTCGACACGCTAGCCGGAACCCGTCTCGCCGCCCGAAACAAAATGGCGCAAGCCCTTCCCTTCCTGCTTGAAGTCTTCGGCAATCAGGCACTCGTCCAGCAACTTTCGCAGGTTGGCTACAAAGTCAACGCGCTGGAACTCGTCAAGATGATTCTCGATATGAGCGAGTGGAAGAACCAGAACGATCTGGTTGTCCCGATGACCGATCAGGAGAAGGCGACGATGATGCAGCAGAACCCCGCCGCCATCAAAGCACAGGCCGACAGCGCACAACTCCAGCAGAAACACGCGAACGATATGGAGCTTGAGGACAAGAAGATTGCCGGGAGAATCGCGACCAAGACCATCGCGACGACACACCAGGCCGCAGTAGAGTCACCCATCGACCGAGCCGCCGCCTTCGCGGAACGCACCGCCGACGAACGGCAGATGCAGCAGAGCCAGTTCTACGCGCCAGTGGGAGGCGGATGATGCCGATACCCGACAAGTACGTTGCGATCATGCCCCGGCATCAACGGCTTTTGTTGGCCCTTTGGGAGCAGAGAAAATATGACCCTTTTGGCGGGATTGGATGGCGCGGCCTGATGGATGAGGACGAGCAATTCACTCCCGAACAACTCTACGCGCCGTTGATCGAGCGCGGCCTAGTCGAAGATTGCGCCCAGGCACACCAGAGCGTGAGCGGAAAATTCTTCGTTCACATCACCGCCCTTGGAATCGCCTGTATGAACGTTGGCTACATGCTCCGCGATCCTCGCCAGATGAGCGGAGGCGAGATGCAGAGGCTAATCGAAGCCAAGGAAGAACACGACGCCGCCACAGGGCAGCAGCAGCCAGCGGAGGCGCACCCATGATCGAAGGCCAGCGCATGAACGAACTGATACGCAATGAGCGGACGTTTGGCGTCACATCGGAACTCAAACCGATACAACGCCGGAACCTGCTTAACCTGCAACGCAGCGAAGTCTACCCCGACCTGCTTGACGTTTTAGAGATGTGCTGCATTGAAACCGAAACCAACCTCATCAACACCGACGCCGCCGACGAAGCCGCCGTACTTGCCAATCACAAGATGGCGAAGGCAGCGTGGCAAATCTTCACCCACATGCAGGACAAGATCGACTCTGAAGCAAAACTCTACCTAGCGTCTGTTGCGCCGAAACCCCCCGTACCCGAAATGACCGACGAGGAAAAGAGGATCGAGAACATACTCGACCCGATGCGATTCTCCCCGGCAGATGAGGACAACTACGCGGGAATTTAGGAGAAACCCGAATGGAAGCCGAATGGATCAATGACGATGAAAAGGGACTTGACGACGATGGAAATTACGTTGCCGTTATCAAAAACGCAACCGGAGCGCGTGTCTCGACGTTTAAGGGCAAGAGTTACAGAGAGGTGTCCGACCAACTCCTTAAGACGGCCGTTAACGCCAACCGGGAGATAAGCCGCTTGCGAAAGCCGGACGCCGCCCGTCCCGCACTAAAGATTGAACCCAAGCAACTCAGCCATGAAGACCGCCTAAGACTCTCATCGGATATCACCGATCCAGAGCGCGTGGTGGAAGCCGTGGATGAGATCGTGACGGCGCGGCAAGGTATGTCACTCTCTGCAAGTGGAAAGAAATTCTCCGAGATGGACGCCAACGAACGCGATGCCTACTACGGCGAAGAGGCGAAAGCCTTCCGCCTGGAACACCCCGACTTCTACCCCGTCCCACAAAACCGTGACGCTTTGTTCGATGAGCTAAAGGCGCAGGGATGGGACTTGACTCGCAACAACCTTGCAATCGTCTTCCAAACCCTCAAAGACCGTGACGAACTGGTTCCGTGGCCGGAAGGTGAGCAAGACCTCGACACCCGCATCAACACGAACACCAACGGAAAGGCAACCGCGCCAACCGCGCCCTCTCCCAGACCCCGCAGTGTATCGACGGTGATCCGTAGCTCCGACGCAAGCGCGTCAGCCCCGCCACCGACGACGAAAAAGAAGTACACACGCGCTGATATCGAGAGGATGCCAAGGGCCGAGTACAACGACAAAATCCGTTCAGACCCGGAATTTCGCAGACAGGTAGATGCCATGAGCGCGTGACTCCACCCTTCGAGGGTAAAGCCATGCGTAACGATTCCATCGCCGCCGAGCGCGGCAGGACGTTCTTTAAGAAGTACCTCATCCCGGTAATCGAGTTTATCTGCGCGTTAGGCTCAACCGCAGTCGTCTACACCGGGAACGTGGGCAGAGCACATGCCCTTGTGCTGGGCGTCGGAGTCAGTCCAGCGTCGAACCTCTCAAGCAATTTGCCCCAGTCTGTTGTCACTTCGTTTGACAAAGTTTTCGTTGAAAATTTGAAGGGCGAGACACCGTGGGTCAGGTGCAGTTCGCGCCGGATGCTGGACGAAAACAGCGGCAATAAATTGGTGCTGTTCATGTACCAAAATTTGCCGGCCCCCGCGACCCCGCCGACACAGGCTCCAGAGGGAACGATCCAGACGGGCCTTACCGTTTCGGTCGTCCAGAACACGTCAACCATCGGCAACTATGCCGACTACGCGAACATCAGCACCTATGCGCTCCAGACCGCGATTGATCCCGCGCTTGAAGCCCTTGGAGTGCAGATGGCCTATCGTCTCGCGCAGGTCATCAACCTCATTCTGCAACACACCGCAGACGGAGCCAACTCGATTGATCCACTCGTCGGTCATCTGTCGAAGACCGGAGCCAACGTCGTCACAACCGTTGATATCACCGCAGCCGCGCAATCGCTTGCGGGAGTCAATGCCCTGCCCTTCGAGAACGGCTACTACACCGGAGTCATCCACCCGTTCACGGTTGGCGATATCCTCACCGACAAAACGAACAACTCGTTGGTTGATGTGGTGAAGCGCACCGCCGAAGGCGCGGAGAAGCTGAAAGAGCTACCCGCACCGGACGGTGACAACGTGACGATCATCGAGTGGGGAGGTGTTCGCTTCCATCAATCGACGTTCGTGCTCCAGACGCCCAACTACGACGCCGGAACCCTCACCGCTTTGCGAACCTACATCATCGGAAAAGATGGCGTCATCGGCATCAGCTTCGGTGCGAAGGAGAACACGCAGATTGGGGAAGGTGACTGGAGAAATTTGAACGTCTGGGTAAAGCGACTGACGGAGCCGAGTGGCTACGATCCTTCGCGGATGATTGGAGGCTTCGCCAGCTACAACACCATGTATACGGCGACTCTTCCACCCGACCCCGTACAGCGCATCCGCTACATCGACGCTGTATCGGCAATCAGCTAACCCCAACTCCGTCCCGCCATGCCTCACAAGGGAGGGTAATGGCCGCGACGAGTGGACGGGGGGAGGGTTGCCAGCCCCGCCCCCCCTACCCAACCGCAGGAGGAGAGTATGCCAGTAGACAGAACCAAAGTAGCCGACGAGCTTGCAGACCTACAGCTTGAAGAGGCACGAGCGCAAGCCCTCGACCGACGCAACCGCAAGAGCGAGAGGGAAGGCCGACAGAAAGCCGTCGAGTCCTCACTCCGCGCCGACAAAGCGCGGCAGCGCGATATCCAGAGCCGATGCGCTCACCGCAAGGGAGGCAAGGGGGTTTCGATGCTCTACCAGGGCAACGACTCCAACTATGCCGTCGTGAAACACACGCTGTCTCACGGCCCAACCATCGTCATCTGTCAGCGATGCTCGAAAATCTGGGAGCCGCCGCCGCGTGAACTGATTCGCAAAGGCGCGTCCACGGAAGATCGAGCCGAGTACAAGCGTCTTCTCGAAGACTACCGATGGGCTTTGAACCTGCCCACCGACAACGAACCGAGTGGAACCGCCCTCTTCGCCTTCCACGAAGAAACCGCAGCGTAGAGCTATGTCCACCACGAAAAAGCATCCGCCGAAACCGCCGTCGAAGCCGAAGCGACCGCCGCCGCCACCGCCGAAGAAGCGACAGCCGACGCCGAAGCTTCGCGACGACGGCCCGACCGCAGCGCGGATGCGTCAGGCCACACAACCAGAACCGCCCAAGGAGACGAAAGCCATGACGACCGACACAGCGAATCATCAGACGATGGGGACAGGACGCGCAACAGGCCAGCCCGACCCACCGAAGCCCTTGCAGCAGCGACCGAGGGACACGTCACCACGCGGAGCCGGATCAGGCGAAGCCGCGATCAGAGCACGTTCGCGGATCGAACCGTCAACCCCGCTCATCGCGCATGAGGATCACGTCGAACAACTTATCGCGCAAGCCGAGGCGAACGAAGCCGAGAACAACGAAGCCAACCGCAAGCAGGTGGAAGCGGCCAACAAATTCCAGACCGTGATGGATGAGTTTGACGCCGAACGCGCCAACCCGCCGAAGACAGACCCCGTTGAGATTCCCGACCCACGCGACCCCGCCGTGATGAAAGCGCAAGCGGCCTTTCGAGCGAAGGTGCAGGGGACGGCGACCGACCCCGCAGAAGACCACGCTCCCGGCAACAACCGCACAGTGCAGGGGACTCCAGCAGCAGACGCGGGAGCCGCGCCAGCACGTCACTAAAAAGTAGGTGAGCCGTGGGAAACAGTACGATCACATTGCAGGACGTGATGGATGGGGTCTCCGCAATCGGAGACCTCAATCCAGTCTTCGACCAGACCGGAGGATGGGCCGATCAACCCGCCCTCACCATCGGCAACGATGTGATGAGCGAGTTAATCGGCACTCGTTTTCCGTGGAAGTGGAACCGCATTAAAATCCCGCCCTTCCCGCTCAACCCCTACCAGCAGGACTATGCCGCATCCGTGACCGGAATTGGTTGGCTGGAGAACGGCCTTCGCATTGATATCAACAACTCGCAGTACCCGCCCCCGACGTGGCCCGTCTACGCCGTTCGCGACTTGCAGATGGAGAACCAGCTTGGAGGCTTCCCCTATCAGTATTGTTGGTTCAACAACTGCGACCTTGAACAAGCCGCATGGCCGGGGCCAGAGGTTAAGTACATCCAGCCAATCGGAGCCACAACGTCACCGGAGAACTCCGCGACCGATATCCTCGACGCCAACGGCAACATCCTTGTGCTATCGAAGTATGGCACCACCGGACTCCTGCCGCCCGTAGCTCCAGCCTGGAGCGGCCCCGGCCCTCAGCCCCCCACATGGCCCATCGGCCAGATCATCACGGACGGAACATGCGAGTGGACGGTACTCGACCCGAACGCGCAGGGGTTTCGTTTCCGACCGATGCCGCCAGCCGGAGGGAATGTCTGGTTGATGCGTCTCTTCGGACAGAAAAAAGCGCAACTGTTTACGAAGATGAAGCAGTTCATCGAACCGATTCCAGACGATCAATCGAAATGGTTCCGTGACGGCTGCATAGCCTATGCCCACCGCTACAGCAGCAACCCCAACGTCAAGGCGCGTTACGTCACGATGCGGCAGGAGTGGATTGCCGCGATGGACGCGCAGACCAAGCAGAACGACCGCGAAGACGAATCCAAAGGCTTCTTCCCCGACCGGAACATCATGGCTCCAAGCTACGTGGTAGACCCCGGCCCCTATCCCTATCGCTACGGATGGCAATAACATGAGCGTGACGCGGAACCTACAAGCGAGTGCGCTGTTTTCGATGCCGTTTATCGACTACCAGCCCGTCAATATCTCGAATGGGGAACCCGCCGTCACAGCGGCCAATATCACCAAGCAGACGATCATGGGGCCACCGTTCCGATGGCCCTGGAACCGCGACGGATTCCAGATCGAGCTTGACGACACCTTGACTTCATGGCTACAGGACTACGAAATTCTCCTGCCCAACTTTGGATTCCTCGAAAAGTTGTGGCTCACCGATCCAAACGGCAAGGTGAATGAGATAACCAACATCGCGCAGAGCCTAGCCGAAGAGAGCGCGATCAAACGCCCTTCGAGCGCAGCGATGCAGACGATGGGATCAGACGGCTACGTGACTCTCAGGCTCAATTCCCTGCCTGACGTTGCCTACATCATCGACGGAGTATTTCAACGCGCACCCGCGATCATGACCTCAGCGGCAAGCACCTGGTATCCGATACCGGATCACCTCAGTTACATCTACGATTGGGGATTTTTGGGCTTCGTCTCGCTACTGACGAAGGACGCGAGAGCACCGATTTTCCTGGGTAAGTTCACCAGTCACCTGCTAGGAGCGCAGGACGGATTGACCGCCCTCCAGCGCAACATTTTTCTGGGGAATTTCCTTGAAGTCATCAACCAGCAGGGCCGCGAACAACTCGCCACACAGCAAGGCGCACAGGCCAGGGGGAACTCCTGATGCCCAACGCCCTCGTCATGGCCGGAGCCGGAGCGGAGCCAACCAACTTCGCACCCCTCAACACCAACCGGATTTTTACCGGGCTATGGACGAATCGAAGTCTCTTGCGCGATGCCGCGACCAGCGACTATCAGGAGCACTATGGGATGGGACGGCAGGACTCCATCCTTGGAGGATTCAACAGCGAGATAAGTTCGCGACTCACCCTCATCCGCAGATACGGCAGCAGCGTGTACAACTCCACTCCCATGCCGCCGATCACGCGATGGTACAGCTTCAACACGTTCACGACGACCAGCGAACTTATCCGCGTGATGGCCGACGCCAATCTCGCCGTCTATGACGTGACCGCGCCCGACACGCCAACCAGCATCTTCACCAAAACAGCCGGAGCAGGTTCAACTTATTTTCTAGGCGTCGGAAACATCCTCTACTTCACCAACGGCACCGACAATAAGCAGTGGAATTATGCAACCAAAACGGTATCAAATTGGGGCTTCCCCGGCCCGACCGCCGCGCCGACCGTTAGCCAGGTCATCACGCCGAACCCCGGTTATCAAATATGGCATCCGTCGTGGGTCTACAGCATACAAGTAGGTCAGGACAACGCCATCGTAATCCTTGACCCAAGCGGACTGAACCTGCAAATGTTCGTCCCCAAGCTAGGCAGCACAACCTATCCCGACGGCAGCACCAGTCAAGGCGGGGAGCCGCCAGTATGGAACACAGGAGCGGGAGCGACGACGATTGATGGAGAAGTAACGTGGAATTGGGCAGGACAATCAGCGTGGAAGGCGACCACAAATTACGGCCGCCTGGGTTTCGTTGTCGGAGCGTCAGGGGGAAAACCATATCTCTTCGCCGCGCAAGTGGCACAGCAGACGACTGGAGTAAGCGGAACCACCGAGCCGGGATGGTTAGCCGCGCTTGGCGCGTTAGTGCCGGATGCAGGAGTGGTTTGGCAGAACCTTGGCCCGATCCTTACATGGCCCTCTATCGGCCCCGGCACCTGGCTCACTCACGCGAACCTCATCACCGACAATAAAGGCTATTTCCAAACGATTGTGCAGTTGGGGAAAACAGGATCAGGGAACCCCAACCCGCCTAACTTCGGGACTTCGCTAGGCGCACTCACCATCGACAACAATGCGATATGGAAGAACACAGGCATTTTTTCTACTGCTGGAACCGCCGCCGTTCAGTATGGCTACGCCTATGAAAATTCAGCCACCCTCGATATCAGCAATATGTCCCCGCCGAGCATCCCGATCACGGTTTTGCAGGGGAATGAAGTTGTGATCCAGGGGATAGGTTCCGGCGACTCGCAGGTGGATACCATCCCCATCTACCGCACCACACAGGGAGGCTCAACCTTCCTGCTACTCGACACCATCCCGAACCCCGGCGCAGGGCAGATATGGACGTATAAAGACAACATCCCAGACTCAGGATTGAACACCGAGATTCAGGCGCAGGTAGGAGGCGAGGGTACGCCCCTGCCAGCCGGGGCGACGTGTCTGGGATATCACCTTGGCCGCATCTTTGCCGCCGTGGGGAACGTCGTCTGGATATCGTCCGGCCCCGATGCCGTAGCCAGCGGATCAAGCGGAAACGCCGGGTTCGATACCTTCTTTACCTGCCAGTCGAAGATCACCCGATTCTGGGTGACGCCGCTTGGAATGGTCGTGTTGACGGTGCGGGATGCGTACCTGATTCTAGGCAGCGCGACCTCAACAGACCCGCTCTACATGGTCGTCTTTATCGAGTCTCTTCCGCTCCGATCCTATGACTGTTTCACCGTCAACAAGACCACCGCCTACATGCTCATGGGGAACAACCAGCTTATCTCCCTCGACCCCTCAGCCGGGATCATCGACGTAGGCTATCCCATCGCGGATTTACTGGAGACGACATACGACTCAGCCGATAGTTATGTCACGTTTCACAGCCAGTCCAGCCGCGACTCCGCGCTCTACGTTGGCAACGGAAACGGCTCATGGTATCGCATGGCAAACAACTCCGCGCCGGAGCAGGGAACCAACTGGAGCACCCAGGCTTTAATACCGGGAATTGCAGCCATTCAGAGCGTCGAAGTTCTCCCCGGCCAGTACCGTTTATTGATGGGATGCAGGACAGGAACAGCCCCCATTTTGGCGCGGGACGGGAGCAAGAATACCGACAACGGAACCCCCTTCCCGGTAGAGACAGACTTCGGCAATATCATGCTTGCCCTGCCGGGAGAATTAGCCGCTTTAACCTTCATCACCCTAGAGTCCGTCCGCGTCGGAACACGCGCCGGACTCGCCCTCCTTTTGGGGGAGATTAGCGGGAAGTTTGAGAGCCTTTCGCGCACCCGTCAAGACCCCACTAATCTCCCCCCAAGCAACACCCTTTTCAGCGACCGATATCACTTCGCGCAGAACCAGAAAACGGCATGGTGCAGACACTTCCAGATGAGAATTTCATGGCCTGCCGAAGACGCTCCAAACGAGCTTCTAGCGTTCACCGTTTTCGGCCAAACTTGGCAGGAGTTTAGGAGCCAATAATGCCCTCGATAAAACAGTCCGCGAAGCCCAACATGAAGGGGTGGACAAAGGCACCCCCGGCACCCCCCGCGAAGGCGCAGACTCCCGCCCCGAATGACTCCCCTGGGAGGAGTGCTTTCATGGTGGCTTCGATGCCCCTTATGGCATCGACCGGGGACGCTTTCCAGAGGCAGTTTTACAGCGGACAAAACCTGCCGTCGCAGAGGATTTTACCGACCGGAAAAGGAGCCACGGCATGACCGTAGAGATACCCAATCAGACCCCGGCATCCTTCACCTTCAAGGGGTACACCGTCAGGGCAGTCACGGAGATGGATCGAGCGTATATCGCTGACCTCATCGAAGCCGATCCATACCACCGGGACAACATGACGCCGGACTACTTTATGAAGACGGCGAAGGGGGAGGATGCATGGGCCTTAGAGAAGGATGGGAGAGTCCTCTTCTACTTCAAGACGCAAACCGCCGTCCGCATGGGTATCTTGTTCGCCAACAATTCAACCCCTGCCGGGAGGCACGAAAACCGCTTTGCTCTTATTGATGGACTCGAATGGATCATGCCCATATTAAGCAACAACGGTTTCAGGGAACTTTTATTCGACACCAAAGGGCCGGAACTCGAAGTTTTTGCGAAAAGGCATCTTGGATTCGCAGACGCGGGGAGGTTGCTGACCCGCCCGTTAGCCTCAGTCGTGAGCGCAGGTGTCCGCAAGACCGATACGGAGCCGTGGGAACAGTCCCCACAGGCAAGTAAAAGAGCGGGGTGACGTGCTATGTGCGGAGCAACGCAACAGCAGAAAGATATTACCGACGAGCAACAGGCGTTCTACAACAACCTCACCGCTCAGTATTCGACCATCTTTGGTCAGAGTCAGGCGATTACGGGAGCCTTGACCTCCGCGTTCATGCCGATCCTCCAGGCAGGGCCATCGCAGACAGGCTTTGCCCCGTCTGAAGAGACCGCGCTTCGGACTCAGAACACGGAGGGAGTAGCCACCGACTACGCCCAGGCCCAACGCGCCACCGCTCAGATTCTCGCCGCCAGAGGGGGAGGCAATACCCTTCTGCCGTCCAGCGTCAACGCCAATCTGTTAGCCCAGAACGCCAACCAAGCCGCCGCCCAACGCGCTCAAGGGGAGAACCAGATCACCCTCCAGAACTACCAGCAGGGATATCAAAACTGGAACACCGCCGCGAACGTTTTAGGCAGCACCGCAGGACTGATAAATCCGAACTCCTATTCAAGTTCAGCGACCAGCGCGGGAGGCGCGGCAAGTACCTCAGCCGCCGCCGTTGCAGCCGCCGCAAACAGCCCTTGGAACGCCGCCTTTGGAGCACTTGGAAGTGTGGGTGGACTAGCCACCGGAGCAGCTATTAACAAGTGGGGTTAAGGAGTCATTATGGCAGACGATACAGGCCCGGTAGCACCTAGCGGAACCGACCCCGGCACCCTCGCCGGAATGATACTCGGACAGGGGGGGAATACACCCAACACAGGGACGCCCCCGCCCCCGCCCCAGACCGACCCGCAGACCACCGATGCGACCCTTGCACCGCAGCCCCCGCAGGACGACTTTATCCCCTCGCAAGGCTCACAGCCAGCCCCCGAAAGTTGGGGTAAACACGTCGAAAGTTGGCTAGGCGACAAGCTGAGTAAGATATCCTCCGCGATCACCGGAGACGAGACGTGGAAGGTGACGAAAGCCGCCGATGGAACGACGACCGCAGAAAAACTCCCCAACACCAATAAGGAAAGATGGGGTCAAATTGCCGCCGTAGCCATAGGGGGAGCATTCAAGGGTCTAGCCGCAGGACAAGGGCCGGGAGGAGCGGCAAAAGCCCTAGGCGCGGGGGGTGAGTTTGGGATGCAGGTGCCGCAACAGCAGCGGCAGAACGCCAACCAACAGGCCGACGAGAACAACAAGCAACTGACGGCGAAGGCCAACAATGCCCTTCTCCATCAGAGGCTTTATACCGAGATGCTGAATAGTCAGGCACTTGGAGCCACCGTCAAAAAGGCCGATGGGGACATTCTCAACGGGTATAACGAGGCTATATCCAGCAGCCCCAATGCTAAGGACTTCGGCACCATCGGGGGGTTCGATGACCTCAAAAGGGTAGCCACCCAAAACGCGGATTTTATGAACGCGCATACAAATCTGCAACTAAAAGCCGTCCCGATTGTGGATGGAGATGGCAAAGTTACCCTCCATGCCGTTGCCACAGACCCCGGCGACGACCTGCAACCAGTAGGCAAAGGAGCTTACAAGCTCAAGATCAATGTTGACCCCAAAACGGGTGAGCCGTCACTTGCCACAGAACCAGTGACTACAGGGAAGAAGGGCCAATTATCCCTAGCCAACCAAGCCCTAGCCGAGCAATTCGTCAGACTCAACAACAGCTACACCGACGCCCAGACGCGGAAACAGAAGGCAGCGGAGGCGGGGGTTCCCAAGACCTCAGCCCAAGCTAGGTCTATGGCATCCGCCGCGACCGATCCAAAGGAAGCAGCGCGATTAATGGGGTTACACGATTCCCTGCTAGCCGACGAGATGAAGCTAAAGGAAGCAGGGCGAACCAGCATCAGCACAGGTGCGGGGATTCCCGCCAGCACCCAGGTATCCGACCTCATCAAGCCGGGAGCCATCTTCGCGCCGGGTACAGTCAACGGCACCACGGCGAAAAAACTAGCCAGCGGAGACACGTTACTGGCAGACCTCCCAAAGCGTTTCGGCAAAGGACAGCCCTCGCCGCAGGATTGGATAGGAGGAGCGCAAGCCTACTCGCAACAGTTGTACGGCATGGACTACAGCCCAACCATGATCGACCAGGAGAAAAAACAATTCGACAACGCAAAGCAACAGGGGATACTCGCCGGGATCGACAAGATGATTGGAGTAGAAGGACAGCCCGGTTATCTGGATCAGGTTGTAGACCTTGGCAGAGCCACCGGACTAGGCCCAGACGCACCGCTCAATCAGGTCGAACTAGCCATCAAAGGCAAGTTCGGAGACGATGCCGCGAAAAACTTCAATACCGCGCTTGGCGAAGTACAGCGAAGCCTACCCACCCTTATAGGCAATCCGATGGTAGGAGGAGGGGATAGTGACCTTAAGTTCAAAGCCGCGCAGGATATGTTCGGCCAGAACCCCACTCTCAGCAATATCCAATCGACCGCAGGTGTTCTCAAAATGATGTTGCATGGATCACTGGATTCCTACACCCGCAACAATCGTTTCCTGCAACGCCGCTATGGAATCCAGCAGAGCAGAGCAGGGGTGACGCCGCCAAATGCCAACGCAAACGCGCCAGCCCCCCTCGCAAATCGACTCAACGACGCCTTGACAGGGAAGTAGAAAATGCCCGATCCACTCACGCAACCGCCGACCCCGACACCGCCCCCACCGCAGCCGCCCCCTGCTACGCCGCCGCCGACGCAGCAGCCGCAGCAGCCGCAGGGCGACCCGATTGATGAATTTATCGGACTACCCCACGACCAACAGTTGAGCACTCTGCAACAACTCGCGCCGGACAAACAGGACGCGCTACTTAACCAGATCAAGATTCGCCAACAGGCAAAACTCAACCAACAGAAACCGCCAGCACAACAGAGCAGCTATAGCGGCCCTGTTGACGCGCAGGGCAACCCGATCAAGGTTCCCTCTCTCCCGCAACAACTGAGCAATGCAGGGAACCAGATCAAGGGATTCATCAAAGGCGCGGGACAGAGCACAGCCGGAGCAATCAACGTACTCAATAACAGGATTCCAGCGCGGGGAGACCCCGGCGACGTTCCGGCCCTCACGCATGTTGCGGATTGGATTTCGTCTCATTCCAAACCCAACAACGCCGAGCAGAGCAAAGGCGAGTTTGTGCAAAGCGCACTTGAACTAGCCGGGATGGGAATGGCGGGAGAAGGCGCAGCGGCCAAGGGTGTAGAAGAATTGCCAGCAGCTTCAGAGTTAGTGGGTGAAGTGGGGAAAAAACTTAAGTTGCTCGAAAGTGATTCGACGCTTGCGCGGATCGTGAGGGTGGGACTCGACGCCATCAAGGGAGGAGCGCGTGGAGCCGTAGAACAGGGAGTACAGACCGGAGTGAAAACAGGCGATCCAGAACAGGCCGGACACGCCGCGAAGGTGGGTGCAGCGTTTGGAGCCGTCGGGGGAGGCGTTGGCAGCGCGGCCAATGAGACCGCAGGAGCCATTGAAGCAGCGCGACCAGTAGGCCGCGATATCGCGGGAGCCAAATTCCCAACCAGTAAAGGGACAGGCGAAGCCATGCTCCGGCCTGTCAAAGAAGCCGGAGCCGAACCCGCGACACAAGCCGTTGACGAAGCCGTAGGCAATATGGGGAAGACAGCAGTAGCGAACTCGCTCAATCGCGCCAACGCCGCACGAGCACCGGAGACCCCACCCCCCGCGTCTACTCCTCCAGCGGAGATTCCACCCAGGCTTCCGCAGTGGATCATCACCAGCGATGGGCAAGCAACAAGCATCGGTAAGGCACGAGCGAATCTCGCGCAGTATAACCGCGTCCTCAATGACGACGGGATAGTTGACGAGATGGGGACGCGACAGCATCAGCAACTAGTAACACAGCGCGATGACCTTGCCGAGCAGCTATCCCGCTACGACAATGCCGCCGCGACTCAGGCCAACGCCTTCGCTACCCAGGCCGCAGCCAGAACAGCACCGACTGACTACGCCGCAAGCCAGCCGCACTTTGACGTTCATGACGTTTTAGGTGCAGTGCAGAATACCGATAGTTTGGGACAGGGGGGACAGGTGTTGAAGGATTCCGCCGCACCGTTCTGGGAGAAGGCAGACGCCGCCAGTGGAGGACGGTTCAGCGAATTACGCGAAGATGAAAAATCACTGGAGCAAAGATTCAATCGCGACCCTACCGCCAATCTCGCAGATGTACGGACGAAGATGGGCGCGAATCGACAGGCGATGATGGACTGGTTCGATGAGCACAAAGCGGAGTTTTCACGGAAGGAATGGGAGACGCACCGCGACCTTTATCAAGACGGCATCGTTACGTCAAACCTCAACACCATGATCCAATCCCGATTCAACGGGATCAACCGCGCCGAGGTTGCCCAACCGTTAGAACATGCGGGATCAACTATCAAACGCATTTTCCAACCGGGCAACGACTTCAACCAGGAGATAGAGAACTTCTACAACGAGGGGAACAACCGCGAAGTCTTGGAGCGGACGATTGGCCGCGCTCACATGAACGACATTAAAAACATGGGACAACTCTTCGAGGGAGCGCAGCGAGAGAAGGCAACCGCGACATTGATGCAACAGATAGGCGCGGCCTACCGCCATCACCGCTATGTAGGCGGGGGAGTTATGGGAGGCGGAATCGGTGGAACGCTTGGCTATGGTTTGGGTCATGGCGCGGGAGCCATAGCAGCAGGGACAGCCGCAGGGAGCGGAATAGGAGCCGTGGTCGGTGGACTGACGACGGGAACCCTTCGTTTTATCGGTGACAAATTAGCGAGTGATCCCGAGTTTTTGAAGAGTTTCAGCTATGCCGTCAAAAACAACGTATCGCCGCGCTTTGCCGCCCCGTTGCTAGTCGCTCGAATGATGGCTGGAACGCAGAACACAATGGACAGACAGGACAAAGAAGTAGTACCAGCCGATGAAAAACGTGGCGTTCAATCCGTGACGCTACCAGTGGAGACGCCAAAGTGAGCGCACAGGCCGGAACCGTTCAATCGAACATGAAGGAATCGACGCGGAGCTACGACGAGGAGCTATCCCTCACGCCGGAGCAGGAGCGATACCTGGCAACGATGGAGCGCAACGACCGCGACCTCACCAACGAAGAGATGGACGCGATTGACGCGGAGTACGCCAAGGCATACGCCGCCGCCGAGCCGTCACGCTGGAAGAGACAGGAGTTATGGCAGGGAAGTGAGAACGAAGAGATGCGTCTCGTCAACATCATGCATCCTCACGCCGTCTTCAGAAAGCTGCAAGCCGTGGGAGTGGATGCGCGGATCGAGGCACCTAGCTTCTGGGTGTGGGGGATTGACGACCACACTGGCATGATGACGATGATGAAGAAGGAGCGCAGCGATGGAAGACTATGGCTGCATGATGACGCCGTAAAGGGCCGCGTGGGTGTGAGCGCGTGGGTGAGAGAGAACGGGATCAGGATTCGCCGTTGCGTCACGTCACTGCAAGATGGATGCGGCCCTGAGTGGAGCGTGATGCGCTTCAACGAGTGGAACGTCCCGACCGTCGAAAAGTACCGGGGATGGAGGACGGCCATGCTCCACCTGATTCTCGCCGGGGTGTTGACCGAGGACGAGGTTGACCGCGCCTTTGGCCCGGTCGTGGACAACGACGCTAGTTGGTTCTACCGACACAGCCTGGAGGGATACAGGAGACAGGAGAAGCCATGAGACGAGCGCGGTTGACCGTCCTGCTACTCCCGATCCTCGCGGGATGCCACAACACGCTCATCCTCGCCGGGGGAGGCGTCCGGCCCGTCATCATCGACAAAGAGGTTGCGCCGGAGATTCAATGCGCCATCATCGCCATGCAATTCCTTCGCGTCCAGCAGCAGCGCATCGCCCTCGAAGCCTGTAAGGAACTCGCCGCCGAGGATGCAAAGAAGGGGAAGCCATGACGTATGAAAACTACATCAAGGCCAAACTTGTAGACGTGGCGATAGAGGACGCCTACCACCACGGCGGATGTGAGCCGATGCTTGCCGTGATTCAGGTACTCGCCAACCGCGTCAAGGCCGGGTGGAACGACTGGCAGGGTGTGATCGACAGCGTAGCAAGGACGCGGGGAACACAATGGCCGGAGAGACCCGCGATCAATGCGCGTGATGGAGGATTCCGCGAACTCATCCGCAGAGTGGACGACATTTATCACGGCATAGCCGACGATTCCAACGTCAACCTTGAGGATCACAAAGCCCTCTACTACGCCGAGCTTCACAACATCACAAACCCCTGGTTCCGGCAGAACATTCTGGATGACCTTGAGAATCACCCCCGCATCGCGACCGTGGGGTACATGACTTTTTTCGCATGAGGCAACTATGGCGACGATCACCGGAAAACTCGAAACGTTCTACGGCGAAGGTGACGTGGATGGCATCGCAACGCTGGACGTTGCACTCTGCAACTACGGATCACAGGTACCCCGCTCTCAGGATGCGATGCTTGCCGACGTGACGATCAAGGGACTCACGGCAGACGAGACAACCAACGCCTTCAGCTTCGAGGTTGACGGCAACGATGTGATCGAGCCAGCGGGAACCTACTACACCGTCACCGTCAAAGACGGCAACGGCGATATCATCCAGACCAACGCCTACATCTTTCTCGACGCGAACGACTACGACCTTGGAACAGCGCAGCCCTTCGACCCGACGCTACCCGTCCCGCCACTCCCGCCACTCATCTACAACCAACTCGTCACCGTACCCTATCAGCCGAATATAGGTCTGGATGCTTCGACCGCTACTGCCTTCCTGTTTCCATGTTCAGGATCAGAAGGCGTGACAATCGACAACGCCGTGGCGGGAAATCTTTATACCTTCATCATTGAGATGGACAACGTGGGAGGACACAACTTTTATTTTGCGGCCAACGTGCATAACGCAGCGCAGCCCAACCAAGACCCCAACGGGATCACCGTTCAGACCTTTGTGTGCGACACAGACGGGAGCCTCTATCCCATTGGCGCAGGAACCTACCAATGAGCCGCCCCTATACAATTTTCAACTCGCGGACGCCGCTCGTCTTCGACGGCAACCAGGCAGTGTGTTTCATCCTCACCTTGGTTAACGACGTGCCGGGGGGACGCACCAAGAACATCGCGTCAGGAGTGCTATACACATGGATCATCCGGCAGGACGAGCATGGCGGATACAGCTACAAGTGGCCTGTAACGTGTCTCAACGCAGTAGACGTTGACCAGACCCCAGGCTCAGTCACCGTTCAGAACTTTATCGGCATCACCGGGGGAAGACTGCTTGCCATTCCACCCGGCACCGTTACCCAGAAGGAGACACCATGAGCACAACGCTAGTAGCTCCTACATCGACGCAGCAGGTTAACGACACGCTCTATGTAGGCGAAGGCTATCTCCACACGATCCAGAACGCCGTGGACTTCGCCGTGAACGCGGGAGGCGGATTCAAGGTTGTCATCCCACCGGGCTATGCCGGAGTGGACACCATCGCGTCCGTAGTCAACGGAGCCGCGACCGTCTACATCGTGGACGAGCGCGAAGTACAGACGCAGAGTTATAGCTGGAATGGAACCGGGTACGTTGCGGCAGCAGTACACGAAATGGGAGACGTGACCATCGACGGCACCCTCACCGCCGCCGCCGCCAATGTGGACGGATCACCCGTCCGCACGATGGCGAACACGCCGACCATCGACCCCGCCGACCTCGCCTATCTCGACCAGGCGAACGTCTTCACCGCCGATCAAACGATGGACAATCTGGAGGTGACGGATACCCTCGACGCCGCCGCCGCCAACGTGGACGGATCACCCGTCCGCACCTTCGCCAATACCCAGGAGGGAATCGGCAACATGGTGTTTCCGCCAGCGGGAGTAGGAGTCTCATCGGGGAACTCATGGCAACCGTCAATCGACCCGACCACAATTCCGAATCTCACAACGTCGAACTTCTTCAAGGGTTCAGTAGTGGCCGAAGGCGCAACGACCTCCCTGCCGATCACGCAGGGAGCGTTATCAATCGGAGTAGCCAACAACGGCACGAACCCGCGCATGGTAATGATTAGCTCCGACGCGCCAGCAGACCAAAAGTATTCTGACCTCTTCGTTGACGCGAACGGAACTTTTCGGATGCGTTTGTACCCCGACGACAAGAGCGCGGCAAACGACTGGCTGACCGTAGTTCGCAACGCCGCCGCCGCCGCCAGCATTACCTTTACAGGCCCGGTTGCGTGTAGCTCTACGCTTACCAGCACCGGAGACCTCACCTGCAACAACCTCAACGTCAATGGAGGCGACATTGTTCTAGTGGGTGGATCACAGATCATCGGGAACGGCCCTAGCATGTTCATCGACCCGGCGCATGGAGGGTATATCTTTCTCAACGCATACGGCGCGGGAGACTCTGTGCGATTCGGGAACGGCGCAGGGACGGAGGTTGCAGCCGTAGACAACCAGGGCAATCTCACGGCGAACACCATAACCTCAGTCGGAGCCTTCAGTGCCTCAACCGTCTCCTCAACCGGAGCTTTGGCCGCTGACTCGATACAGGTCACCAATGGCATCCTCAGCGACCACGCACAGGTCAGCAGCTATGTCGCAGTGGGGCCGGGTTCCAATGGGCCAGCGGTTGCCTATGGTGGCGGAAACATCATCGTCAATGCGGCCTCAGCCTTCGGTGTACTTCTCAACTGGAGCAACGGCGGGACGGGGGTTCAGTTTGGCAGCGGCAATTCAGTAGAAGTGGCGAAGGTGGACAATGCGGGGAACTTGACCTGCAACTCGGTCAACATCCCATGTGCAACCAATAATCTCGCCCTCTACAGCGATGGAGCGTCAACGTTCATCGACGGAGGCGGGGGTGGAAGACTCTTCATCAACAACGGGAGAACAGGTGGACTCTGCCAAGTTAACGGCGACTTCACCGTGACGAATGGCGCGAAGAACTTCAGAATGGTGCATCCCCTGGATGACACCAAGTACCTAACCCACTCCTGCATCGAAGGCCCGGAGTGCGCCGTCTTCTACCGTGGCGAAGGTGTGACCGTGGACGGCATCTGCGAAATCACCCTGCCCGATTACTTCGAGGCTATAACGATGGCGACCGACCGCAGCGTATTGGTGACGGCACTCTTCGAGGACGACGCGGAGGAGTTTGGGATGGTAGCCGCATCGCGTGTCGCAGCCGGGAAGTTCCGCGTCCGATCCGCCCTCGATTCGCAGAAGTTTTTCTGGGAAGTAAAAGCCGTCCGCTCCGACATTTCACCGCTTGAGGTTGTGATGGAGATACCCGCAGCCGACCAGCTAATACAGGATAGGCAGAAGGCAGCAGCAGACCCGGCGCAGCCCCCGGCCACATCGAAACGGAGGAAATGAGAATTTGAGGTAAACTTGGCGCACTTCAAATGCTCATGGGAGAGCCACGAAGGACTCGCAACAGGGCCGGGGGAAATTTTCCCCGGCCTTTATTTTTAATCTTTCAGGTTGACACCGGACTCTATTGGAGTATCGTGGGGTATATGGAAAAAACCAAGATCAATTTTTATTGCCCTACTTCCACCGTCGCAATCATCGACAGGATAGCCGACAAAGACCACCGCGACCGTACCTCAATGTTGAACAAGATCATCAGCTTCTACCTTGAGAACAACGGCGAATCGCCCAAGCCCACCACCAGAAAGAAAGCAGGATCACGTTAAGATGGCGCAATTCAAAGTAAAAGTTAAAGTCATGGCCGCAGTGGAATATGAGATGGAAGTAGATGCCAGCAGCGAAGCCGATGCTGAACAGGAAGCCACCACCAGGGCGAATGTGCGCGATCATCTGCCGTCAGATTTTAAGGTTGACTACGGATATATCACCGACACCGAGATTAAAAGTGCAGAGCGGCTGACCTACATCTGTGAAAACTGTGAAGTTGAGTACAAGGCTGACGTGGACGCGGTAAAGCATCCCGACGCGATCCAGCCGTGGCATGAGGACGATGACTATTGCGCTGTATGCGGAGCGCAGATCGAAGCCGAAGAAGCGAAAAAGAAAGCAGGAACGAATTAATGCGGATCACGAAATTCACCGCCGAGAACATCAAGCGGCTTAAGCTAGTTGATATCACCCCGAACAAGTACGTCACCCGCATCACCGGAGGCAACGGCGAAGGCAAGTCCTCTGTGCTTGACGCTATCGAATGGGCCTTGACCGGAACCCGCAACGTCCCCTCCATGCCCGTCCGCAGAGGATCAGGAAAAGGCGTCATCCGCCTTGACCTGGGGGAAATCATCGTCACCCGCAAACTGATCGAGGGAAGCCCCAAACGCGCCGGATATCTCAGCGTCGAAGACAAGACAGGCAAGGCGTGGAAAGACCCCGGCGAGATGCTTGCCGCCCTCATGGGGGCAATCAGCTTCGACCCGCTAGCCTTTACCCGCATGACGGCGCGGCAGCAATTCGACACCGTAGCCCACATCGCCGCGCCGGACGTTGACCTTGACGCGCTGGAGGAGCAGACCCGCGCCGACTACGACAAGCGCACCGTTGTTAAGAAGGAGCGCGAAGCCGTCACCACCCGCCGCGATGCCATCGCCGTCCCCGCCGACCTGCCAGCGGAGAAGTATGACGAGGCCGCGCTAGTCAAAGAGCTAACCGAAGTCAGCGACTACAACAGCGGCCTGAAAGACCTGGAGCTTGCGCGGGAGAAGATCAGGGATGGGATTCGCGCCGACGAGGGGGAGGCAGAGGCCAAGCGGAACAAAGCCGATGAGCTACGCCAACAGGCCGATGACCTGGTACGCGCAGCTACTTTGCTGGAGGCCGGAGCGAAGGTGAGACGCGCATCGACCGAGGAATGGGTATCGCTAGGTGAGCCGAAGGACGCCGCCGAGGTTGCCGAGCGGATCAACACCGCAAGGCACATCAACGCCGCTATCGACCGCAAGGCCACCCGCGATGTACTCGACAGGGAAGTGACCGCCAAACAACAGGAGTGGGAGAAGCTTGACGAAGCCGTAAAGCGTGGCGACCGACAGAAGGCCGAAGCCCTCTCTAACGCCAACTACCCCATCGAAGGCTTAGGCTTTGACACTGCGAAAAAAGAGGTTGTCTACAATGGCATACCGTTTGAGCAAGCGTCCCAGGCCGAGCAAATCAAAATCAGCATGGCTATCGGGATGGCGACCAACCCGCAGCTTCGCGTCATGCGGATCAAGGACGGATCACTGCTGGACGAAAAGAGCCTTGACGTGATTGCAGGGATGGCGAAAGAGAACGACTTTCAAATCTGGATCGAGCAGGTTGACACGACCGGGAAGGTTGGAGTGTACCTTGAGGATGGCGAAGTGAAAGCGGTGAACGAGGAGAAGGAACCGAAGCCAGCGGCCAGGAAGCGCACCCCGAAGAAGGAGGTTGTCCGTGGCTAATCACATTGACTCCATCGTGCTAGGTGTACTAATGCTTTTTCTGGGGGTTCTTGGCACTGCGTTCTTCACTCTGATATGGCGACGACTCGATAAGATCGACGGCACCCTAACCTTGATCCAACGCGATATGACGCAGTTCTACGGGATCACGCAAAAGCTGGAAGGCCGCGTGGATGAGATAAGCCACAGAGTCAAGTAACGAGATTCCCGCATCGGCCTAAACCCTTTGCGGGGAGCCTGAGACGGTTGAAGGGGTAAAGGGCTTCGGCCACCACCCGCGAACCGAGAAGGCAGAGCCAGGGGGGTGAAGATCATGACTTCATCCCCCGCCCTAACCGTAGAGAGGCAGAGATGGACACCGACGAGCTACGGAAGTTGATGAACGAGCAGGGAGCCAGCGGAGACCCCGCGTGGGAGAAGCTATTCACGCTGAACGATGACTTTCAGAACATCGTCGTGGATCACAGCTTCTTTGAACGGCAACTGAGCCGACCGACACACTACTACCGCGACGGCAAGCCGATCCTTGACGATGAACTCATGCCAGCGTTCATGCGATGGGCGATGCTCTTCGAGACCGAAGACCGCACCGTTGCGAAGACCCGCACCCTCTACGGAGAAAGACTCTCCACCATCTTTCTAGGTCTGGATCACAACTTTGGATTCGGGCCACCGATCCTGTTTGAGACGATGCTCTTTGCGCCGGGAGAGAAGCGGAGACTTGGCAGACTGTTGCAACCCTCCACCATGACCGAGGCCGAGCGCGAAGAAGAGAAGGCCCAGGAGCGCGAGACCGCCCGACGCTATCCCCACGATCAACTGCAAATCCGCTACCGCACCGAGCGCGAAGCCCACGACCGACACGAAACCCTAGCCCTGCAATGCCTCATCCCGCCGCGCTGGAGGCACTTTCTCTTGTGGACGGTTGGCAAGGATGAAACATGGAGACTCTATAACCACGATGAGGACGAAGACTGATGATATTGGACGACAAAAAGTGTAATGACCTGTTGGATTCCCTGATGCTCAAGCTCCTCCGGCGTTGCGATGTTGTACTCCTTCTCGCTGCGCTGGCCGTCTGTCG